CTAAACATGGATTTTTCCTCCTAGCGGATTATAGGAAATTGCATCCTGTAGAAAATCAGGTGCAAAGTGAGCGTAGCTCATTGTCTGTTCAATCCGAGCATGGCCAAGTATCCGCTGGAGCGTGATGATATTGCCCCCGTTCATCATGAAATGAGTTGCGAATGTATGGCGTAACGAATGGGATGCTTGCCCATGGGGTAGGTTAGGCTTGGTCGCCTTAAGGATATCTCTGAAAGTGCTGTAAGAGGCTTGAGGAAACAATAGCCCAGACTTTTGAGATACGATCTCGTCGGATACCTCCTGAGAAATGGGGACGCTGCGCCGTTTACCGTTTTTCGTTTGCACAAAGGTCACGCGGTTGTGAATGACATGCTCCGCTTTGAGTTTCATGGCCTCACCCCAACGTGCGCCAGTACTAAGACACAAAATGGCCACCCGGCGGTTATCACCATCTAACGCCAGTAGCAATGCGCTTATCTCATCACGGTCAAGATAAGTCATTTCCGTATTGGCTTCTTTGAGCTTGCCGCTGCCACGAATCGGATGCTCACCACAGTAAAGCCCCGAGTCGACAAGGTCGGTAAACATCCCGCTTATCGCGGTCATTTCGCGATTAATGCTGGATGCTTTGATGCCTTCGGCTAGCCGCGCCGATCGATAAGCTGTAATACGAGATTTATCAATCTGAAATGCGGCTGGGTTGTCCATCATTCGCGTAATGCGCTCCAGTTTTCTTAGGTAGGACTGCCCGTGGTCATTGTTCTTGCCATGATACTTCCACCACAATTTAACCAGCTCAGATAATGACCTTTTATCCGTAGGTTTTGAGAGCCATTCTTTGTCGTGATAGCTGACGGTTATGTACTTCTCAAAAGCTTGTGCTTCATGTTTCCTATCAAATTTCCGACGGATGCGCTTTCCGTTGCGCCCGTTCGGCCTAATGTCCACTTCATATCGACCATCTTCGAGCTTCTTAATCGCCATCGCGAAGCCCTCCAAGGAAGATTTTACTTTCAGGTATGTAGCAAGCCCTTACCCCAAAAGTGTTAAATAAATAACTTAGGTGAATGCTTAACCAATCTTTTGGCCTGAGTGCTGTGAGGTTGTTACATCTTGCCCAAAGTGTGCGAGTGCCGGTGCTATTTGCCCGGATTCTGGTGCTATCTGGTCAGTAAAAAACCAAAGTGCGTATTTCTGAAAACGTGGATGGCTAAATATTTTCATCGTTATGTCTGTTGGTGGTGTTGAGCGCCCGCTTTCGTAGTAGGTAAGCGAGCTATAAGGAACCTCTGTAATTTCAGCAAATTGCTTTCGATTGATCCTCTCGGACTCCCTGACTAGAGCCAGCTTTTCGCCTATCATGCTTGACATGTTTTCAACATCCTCTAATATCTAGAACAAATAAAACATCTTTAAGTAATCATCTAACCAACTGTAAGCCTTCAGAAGCTACTATAGACAATTGGTTAGATCTCGATAGGAGATTAGCAGATGAGCAAACAAATCGTAAGTTTGTCGGACGCATTGCCATATCAGGAATTTGCCAAAGTTATTGGAAAAACCCCTGATGCAGTGAGGGGGATGATCGATAAAGGCAAGTTACCAACGATTGAGATGAGGAATCCGGAGACTCCTACAGCACGCGCGGAGCAATGGGTTTATCTCCCCGCATGGAATGCAGGTCTGAAACTGGCCTATGAGTGTCGCCCGAAAGAAATTCGTGATGGGTGGCTTCTGTGGCTAGGACTCGGTGAGCCATTGTCTTGATTTCAGCAAAACAGGGGGTAAGAGCATGCAACAACCTATCTCCATTGCTCCGCTGCTGTGGAACCACCAGACGGCGTACAAGATCGACATCACCATCACCCACGGTAAGGGGCGGAAAGGTATCATCATCCGTACCCGCCCAGCCAGCCGCTGGATCTCCTCTATCAAATCAGCAATGCGGGGTTTTTCAAAATGACAGCTATCACCGCTGGTATTGTTCGCAACCAGCCCGCCGGGCTGCGTGCTTTGGTTGGGGAGCGCCTCGCTGCCCCTCGCTGGAGAAGCACCTGCGATTTTTATAATCAGATGATGGAGCGTGAGCGATTGACCATTTGTTTCCATGCGCAGTTAAAACAGCGGCATGCTGTTATGCGATTAGAGGAAATGAATGACAGCGAGCGCGAGCGTCTTGTGTGCGCCATTGATGAACTTCGCAGCGCTTTCGCTACTTATCGTAAGCACGGTATCAGTAAATCTGGATTCATTGGCCGATTAACCATAAGCCAACGCCGCACTTTATTCCTGCATGCCGGGCTAACTGAGGTCGAGTTTAATCAGCCGTACTGGCGTATTGATGATGAGTCTTGTAAATGGCGCGAGGAGCTATTCAGGGCGCTGCGTGAGCTGTTTAATTTATTCGAATATGCACCGACCATATTAACGTCGGTTAAACCTGAAGCGTATTTTCATTAATTAACTCGCTTTAAATTTAAAGGCGCTTGATTGCGTCGGGCATCCTTTTATCTGGAGTTCTCTATGCACATGTATAAAACCGTTGGCCAAGAAATGAGAAATAAGGCTGATGCGGATTTGCATAACTTCATGCTGAACAGCGCTCGTACGGAAGCAAAGGCAGATGCGGCCGTTAGTTTCTCCTCCCACCTTGACCGTTTGGCGACTCATGCGGCGGTTAATCATCTCTCATGTGTGGAAATCATCGAGCTGTTGCGTCAGGAGTCGGAGAAGTTTGACCATGAAGGACGGGCGCACAAGCAGGAGTTGAAGCATGGTTGAGCGGGAGTATGTGGAAATTAATAACGTATTCGCCATCGTGAAAATGGAAGAGGGCGATTTTATTCTGGCCGAAGTAAAAATAGATAAAGAGACAAAAGAAAAATATTACCCGACCCGAGCTATCTACTCGAATGAGTTAAAGCTGGTTGCTGACCTTATTAATCTGTCGGTAAAGCGCGGTGTTTTTCTTAAAACCATTACCAGTCTTAGCGAGCTGATGAAAGAGTCACATCGCATCGCAGAATTAGCTCAACAGGTACTCAATCAACTGAACAGTGAATCGGAGCAATAACGATGCCGGATTTAATGGACTTGGTGCAGCAGCGCCAGCAGGAAACTCTCGCCGCACAAGTTAATGCTGCGCGCATCAAGGGCGGGGTGTCAGCGTCAATTTGTGAAGAGTGTGACCAAGCTATCCCCGCAGCACGCCGTGCAGCCTTTGCCGGTGTGACCCGTTGCGTGGCATGCCAGACCATCCACGAACAACAAACCAAGCATTTCAGGGGGTAATCGTGCTGCGTATTCCTGTCGGTAAGGATTGGGTTATCACCAGTGACGTCCATCAGTTCATTTTGAACAAAAAGAAGCTTGTTAAAACCGGTGACAAGGCGGGAGAGGAGTGGCTCGACGCAGTTGGTTATTACCCGACTGTCTCTCAGTTGGTTTCCGGGCTAGTGCATTACCACGTTCGTGACTCAACCATCAGCAGTATTGCAGATCTGGCCTCTGAGATTCATCAGGTTAGTAAGTTCTGCCAAGAAGCTTTCTGCATTCACTGTGAGGAGAAAGGAAATGGTATCTAAGCTGCACACAATGAATACGGAAAACTTCGCCAACAAGATAATTACCGAGGCATGTAGCGTGGAAATTGCCCCTGAATACACCCCGGCGTTTTTGCTGAATCGACAGGAGCAACCCAAGCAGGATACAAGTCTCCAGCAATTAGCGAAGACACAAATTCATTCCAATTTGGTGACGCAAGAAAAACAGAGGTGTTTAGCGGCAAATGAATCTTATCATTGCAAAAAAAACGTACCGTCTGAAGTGTGCAATCAGCAGCAACATGAATATCTGTCTCTAGCTCTGCCAGATAGCCCGTCTTTTCCCATTCAAATCTTTGGGGCTTCGGCATTTGTTGATACACGATTCTTAATGAGGTCTGAATTGCTTCTTTCCATTGCTCGCGCGGTGGGGGAGCTTTGGGGAGATTCCACTCCATCTGAAGAGCAAGATTTCTTCGATCTTTTTTTGATAAAGGCCAGCGCTCTTTTACTCGAAGCGGTGCGCACTGACAAAGAACTTCGCAAATCTCAATCAAACGATGTGCAGGAGCCAGAATAAATGACTTTGGCTTTGTATCTATATCTTCAAGGAATTTCAGGTTGTCAGCATAGTATCCCGCTGAACCCCTGTAACTTAACGTCTGCTTGTCTTCCATGCCGCCTCGTTCTGAACGTCAAATGATCGGGAAGCAATATAACCAAAATCTTGTTAACCATAAACAAGAGATAACGGTCAAAAACTTACCTATTTCCTTCCATGGACACCTCATTCCATGCGAGTCGTTACTTTATCCGGACAGTGATGCTGCTGTTCTCGCTTATGCTTACCCGGGCGCAACACTGCGTCCGGTACTGCCCGGCACGGCAAGACCCCTTACCCGTGAGCAACACGCTCAGGGGCAAGCTGTTTTGCGTAAAATTCACGCCTTACCCCATTTCCTCAGCAGTATCTTTCTTGGGCGTCACTCTTTCTTGCTGAAAGAGCAGGGGCTGCATGCGGCGAATAAGTGGCTCGTCCTCCAGTTTGAGCGCCGTATCTGGCCGCGCATTGAAATCGTTAATGAGAAAAATGCGATGAACCTTAACGCCTCGCCATGCTTTATGGCTGAGGTGGATAATTATGCGTGTCTGCCGGGTATGGGAGATAAGGATTTGCGGCGTTTTGCTGACCGTATCGCTGGGCAGTTACTACAAAATTATGACCGTTACTGCGAGGAGTTTCTTGCTGCAAATGACGGAGATAATTCTTTGCTGCTTAGTAACAGCGTACAGGCTGTGTTTTATGGGCGTATCGCATGTATGGCGCGAGTCTTTAATATCACGCCAATGCACTGGAAAAAATACTGTAAAGGCAAGCTGGACGCGCATTCGGCTGTAGCCAGTTTGTCACGGCTGGCTAACGCGGAGTGGTGGGAACGCCAGTTGAAAGCGCAACGCACACGCTGGCGCGAGGCGCTACTGATTGCCGCCGGTGAAGTAAACCTAAAAAAATACCCATACGCGAGCAAGCAGGCGATTAGGGAAGTGCAGACCCGGCGGCTCGCCAATATGGATTATCTGAAAGGGTGCGATCTGGAGAATGTCGCTACCGGTGAACGTTTTGACCTAATTGATAAGGTCATGGCGAGCATTTCTAACCCGGAAATCCGCCGCAAAGAGCTGATGAGCACCATCGCAGGGATAGAAAAATATGCTGCCAGCGAGAGTCACGTCGGTATGTTTATCACTATCACTACCCCGTCTAAATATCACCCGACGCGCGTTGTTGGCAAAGAAGGGGCTGAAAAAGTCCAGTTTAACCACAATTGGGATTCAGAGGCTTTTTCACCGAAAGACGGCCAGCGTTATCTGGTGCGCATCTGGAGCAAAATGCGCACCGCGTTTAAAGACAACGGCCTGAGCGTTTACGGTATGCGTGTCGTTGAACCTCACCATGACGGTACGCCGCACTGGCATATGATGCTGTTCTGCGAGCGTAAACAGCGCCAGCAGATAATCGACATCATGCGTCGGTATGCGCTGAAGGAAGACGGTGACGAGCGCGGTGCAGCAAAGAATCGGTTTGAAGCCAAGCACATGAATAAAGGCGGCGCTGCGGGGTACATCGCTAAATACATCGCTAAAAATATCGACGGTTATGCGCTCGACGGCCAAATTGACCACGATACCGGCAAACCGTTACGCGATATGGCCGCTGCGGTGACCTCATGGGCGTCAACATGGCGCATCCCTCAGTTTAAGACTATCGGAATCCCTACCATGGGAGCTTATCGAGAATGCCGGGCCGCCTGTTTACGCCACATCAGCCTTGCTGAAACTTTTGATGAGCGTGTCGAGACTGTGCGCGCGGCTGCCAGCGCTGGAAATTTTGCCGCCTATATAGCTGGACAGGGAGGCGCTAACGTCCCGCGCGACGTGCAGACCGTTCGAGTCGCGCGCAAGGTGGCTGATGAGCTGAACGCTTATGACGAAGAGGTGCAAAAGGTTGTCGGCATCTTTGCACCGCACCTTGGCGCGGGTCATATCCACGAAACCCGAACAACAGAATGGCGCATTGTCCGCAAGGCCATTGACCTTGATGTTGATCCTTTGACTTTAAAAAGCGCCTCTGGCGCGCCTCGGAGTCCTGTCAATAACTGTGGGGAGGTTTGGCGAGAACCAGATCCAGATATGCAGGTAGCAACGCCTGAGTATGTCACGGCGGTGATGAATTTGATCGAGGGCGGGGATGTTAGCTGGAATGACGCAGACGTCGCCAAGACGCTTAGAGACGCGATGAGGGGGCAGTCACCGAAGGCTAATCACCAAAAAAGCGCCCGGAATCGGAAAAAGTCCCGAAACGATGCGCCATCGGCACGTCTGACACTGGCTGAGCGGATAAAAATACCTAAAATATGGTTTGAACTAGCACGTGCAGGTATTACTCCTGAACCATGGGCTATAAAAGCATTGGTCCGAGGTGCTAAGGTAAGTTTTGGCGATGAGACTTTCTCATATATATCACGCAACGAATGGTTTTTTTCTGAAGAAATGAGTTTTGAGGGGCGGGTAGTATAAAAATTGGCTTTGTAATATGTATGTGCTGTGAAAGTGCGTTAATATTAAGTGGCTTATATTATAGTGATGCAATGTAAGCCACTAGTATTTAATGATTTTCAGTGGGGTTGGTTTAATTGGCGGTGGTAGCTATGCAGGCCAATTCCAAGAGTCGTACTGACGTATTTTTTCAGTTAGCTCTTGGGGAGCCGAACCTCTTGCTAGGTTGGCTGCGTAATCGATGTCTCCTATGTGCCTAATGCTCTTTGCTTCCAGTAGGTTAGGTCTCCAAGGGTTTATTCTGCCTACAGGTTCACACACTTTAACATCGCGATTTATAGTTTTTAGCCAAGAGATATTTATTACGTTTGCCCCTGCCGACTTTAGATACATCCGAGCTGTCTCATGTGCGTTACCTTCAGTGCAAAAATCATCAATAACCAATATTTTCTTTCCTCTGATGTTGGGTTTGTTAACATAACGCTCACCAGTTGAGAGGTTTTTTATTGGAGAAGGGTTTAGATGCACTGTATTCGTCTGCACAGTTATAGATACATCGCCGCCGTCGCGTCTAACCTGCTGTGATTTAAGGGCCGTGGTGTGCCTGATAAATAAGTCCTTCAGAAACTTACCTTTAAAGCAAACAGCCAACCCCTTAAGGTCATGTTCCATTATATCTGCGAGTTTATACGGAGATTGAGCATTGTGGCCAACATATGTAGTTATAAAGCTTGCTCCTTCACTCAGTCCAGAAAAATAAATGCTTGCAGCAAGGTATCTTATCCAGAAATCAGGGCTGCCAATAGATAATTTTGCTAAGTCACGGGCATTTTCTGAGTAGAAACTAAAGTCGGCACGATAAGTGCTAAATGGTGCTAGAGCGTAATAGTGCGCATCATTTAAGCTCCCGTGCCATCCCCAGGTATTTTCACGCAAACAAAATACATCGATGAAGCGTGCAATTTCTTTCGGCTCGGAGAATTGGAATCCATATTCGTTTACAGGTTCATACCACGTGGCGTTAATAAAAAGAACCTTGCCGTTTGTTGCAGCTTGCAGATCGTCATCGGAACGTCCTACATAAATAATTTCATTTCTTTTTAACTGCAAATCATTCATTATATAGTCAATTGCTTTTCCTGTTTGTTTTGCAGGAATATCCCCATTTAATTCTCGACAATAATGAATAGACTCAGGGAAGTTTTCTTGGAGGTAATCATTTAATAATATGTCTCCATCCCTTGTTGTTACATTGTTATTGGTGTTGGTAAGAAATATCACTCTTATTTTTTTTGATTCAAGGAAAGCGAATAATCTACGCAGCTCGATATCAATAGTTTTCTTGAGTTCACGAGAGTGAGGATTGCTTTTAAGTGGCAGTGCCACATCCTTAATTGAAAAAATGACAGCCTTCAAAAACATCTTAGTCCCCCTCCAGGAGTGATAATTGCTGTGTTTTATTGTTCGTCTGAGTGTTTAATAAACTCTCTAGTTCTTTGAAGCTGGCTAACGGTGCGCTCAGTAATATGGCTGAGTACTCATTTAAAGCATATGTTATTTCTTCACTGATTTTTGAATCTCTTAATAGTGGGCATAATATTTTTCTTTTTAATTCCGATGCCTTTCTCACTGTGTGTGCTGTACCGCTTTTTAAGTTCCATTCCACAGGAACTAAGATGTCACTTAGTGCGGCCTGTATTCTATTCCTTCGTACAAAGTTCTCTTTTGATGGTTTTTGGTTTGGCAAGTACTCTGTAATTATTAGTCCATTACCTTCTATGATTTTTTCTCTTATAATATCACTGTTTTTAGGGTAGTTTGAGTTAACCCCAGTTCCAAGGACTGCTATGGTTGGGATATTAAAAAGCAATGAGGCATTATGCGCTGCTTGATCTATACCATAGGCTAAACCACTAACGATAGAATAGTCAGTGTTTATAAAGTTTGCGGCTACATATTGAGTTAAAAATAAACCTATGTGTGATGGTTCCCTAGTTCCAACTATGCCGACACATTTGTTGTTTAATAAGCTTGCGTTTCCTTGGGTAAATATCCAAAAAGGTGGGTTTTCGAGCTCGCTTAGTTTTTGTGGGTAATTCGGAGCGCCATAATGTAATATCTTGTAACCTTTGGAGTGATAGTGTATCAATAGGTTTTTGGCGGCGGAAATCAATCCATCTCTAAATTCAGGCCAGTTATTTTCGTTCAAATAATAAGGCGCGCGATGTAGTTTGACACCCAGTTGTGATTCAAATTGTGTCAAGGATGGGGAGGTGATGATGTCTCTAAACCTAATCCTCTTTTGAGCCACCTTGTACAATGACCAGTAACTAACACCATGCATCTCAGATAATGCAAGTAGTGCTGCACTTTCAGTGTTCCATCGGGCTTGTTCAGATTCAGTCATGTTATTTGCCAAATAAAAAAGCTTTTACCTGTTTTATCATAGGACTATCAAAATGTGTAGCCATGATGACAGTATACGTTCCTTATTGAGGGTTTGCATTCGCAGGCCGCATTAAAATGCATTTTTTTATCCACTCCTGAGACCGGAAGCCGGGCTACCGCTACCTTGGCATAGGGATATATTTGCAACTGCATTAAAACCGACCCATGAAGCGGGCAGGCGTGGCGGGGATAGCATTGCGCGCAGGCATGTATTTAATTATCAGAATTGACGGCGTCAGCACGTCGTGATGGCGTTCTGTTGCGCTGGTTTGAGTCGCGTGTATGTACGAGAAAGCGTGCCGTGGTGGGCGTGAGAGGGCGTTTGGTGGCAGGTATAAAAAGGCCGCCAATCTGGCGGCCGGTTTATCATTCGTCGTCGTTTTCGAGGCTGTACTTTTTAAACCGGATGACCTCGACGCCGACCCAGTCGTTCACTTCTTTGATGCGCTGCTGGAGCGGTGTCAGCTCATTGCGAACAAACACCCTTGCGGCTTTCTCTACGTCACCCACTGACCCAACGTTTTCCGGCTTGCCGCCCATCAGCTGATAGGGGATGCGGTGAGCGTCCAGCAGGTCGGCGGCGCTGACCTTTTTGATGTTGAAGAAATCATCCTTTGTCGCCACCTCGCTGAGCGGCACAATCTTGATACCGTCGGGCTTCCCGTTCGGCGCGTAGAAGAACAGGTTTTTAAAGTTCCCCATGCCTTTAGAGTCGCTCATCGCTTCGCGCAACGCCTCAACATCGGTATTGTTCTGCGCGGCGTCGGTCACATACATGATGTAGCCCGCGTGCGCGCCGTTCTGGTAATACTTGCGGCGGAACAGCGTGGCGGACTCGTTCAGCCACGCGGAGTTGAGCGCCGACAGATATTCCGGCATCCCATACAGCTCTTGATTGATATCCGGCTCCAGCAGGTGAAAAACGCTGTCGGGCGCGAACGGATGCGGCTCAGCGAACGATTGCACGAACCAGTAAACGCTCGGGTCAACGCCGCGCCGGGTGTACTTGGCCGGGGAGGTCTCCAGCTTCAACAGCTTGCCGGTCACGCTGAAACGCTTTTCTAAAAAGGCGTTGCCGAACACCAGATAATCCAGCACAAACCGGCTGAAATCCTGCTGTGACAGCAGTGGGTGCGGGATGTAGGTGCTCGCCAAAATATTGCGCTTCACGTAAATGGGTGAGCTGTGGTGAACAGCTGCGCGCAGGCTTTTTGCCAGCCCGGAAAAGCTGATGGGCGGCTCAATCCATTTACCGTTACCGACGCATTCCGTGTAATCCAGAATGTCGCGGCGATCCAAAACGGCCGACGGCTCACCAAAGGTGAACGCCTGCATTTTCTGGTCCGGCTCGGTGGCGGCCAGATTTCCTTTTGCCTTGCGGCGATTGCGTTTGCTCATCGGTTGAAGTCCAGAATGGATTTAGACGGTTGGCCGTTGGCGGCGGTCAGCGGTTCATTCAGCAGGGCGTGCATGGTGGCCCACGCGACATCGGCGTGACTGGCTTCTTCGCTGCGGCTCGCTTCGTAGGTCATGCCCCTGCCGCTGGCGGTCATGGTTTTGCGGATGGCCATAAACGATTTGGTGATGTCGGTATACGCGGTGTCGTATTCGAGCCTGCCGCTGCCGATGGTATCTTTCGCCTTCAGTACCATGGCGGTCTTCACCTCGGCGCTGTAGCGGATTTCGCGGGCGGCCGGGTAGAACGCGCGCACCAGTTGGAAAACGCCTTGCCCGATGCCGGTGGCGTCGATACCGATGTATTCCACATTGTATTTTTCGGTCAGCCTGCGGATGGATTCGGCCTGCGTGGCGAAATCCATGCCTTTCCACTGGTGGCGCTCCAGTATGCGGAATTTGCCGCCGGTGACCATCGGCGGGGCCAGCACCACGCAACCGGCGCTGTCGCCGGAGTGCGCCGGGTCATAGCCGACCCACACCGGCCGGTCACCGAAAGGTTGGCTTGCATAGGGGTTAACGTCCGCCCACTCGACCAGACTGTCGACCATGCAGCCCTGCAACTCTTCAAAGGGAAATACTGACGCGCTGTCGTCGACAAATTCGCACATAAACAGGTTGCGGAAGTCCTCGGCGCTGTTCTCCCGCTTCAGCACGTCGAGGTCAAACAGGTTACAGCCGCCGCGCAGGGCGTCCTCAATGGTAACGATTTGCCGCCACTGGCCGTCATCGCACAGCTTCCCGGCCGCTAACGCGCTGTGGCTGATATCGATCTCGACGTGTTCGCTGGCGTTTTTGCGGCCCTTGTTAAACAACTCGCCGGACCAGAAAGGAAACGCGCCATGCCCCAGCGTTGACGGGGTAGAAAAGTAGGTCGACCGGAGGTGCTTTTGCGAGGCCATGCCGGAGGCGACTTTGCGCAGCTTCTGGAAGTTGGGGATCCAGAAAATCTCATCGACCAGCAGGTCGCCGTTATGGCTTTGCGCGGTGTTGGAGTTAGTGCCGAGAAAAATCAGCTTCGCGCCGTTGTTGCCGAGCACAATCGGGTCGCCGGTCAGCTCAACGTCAACCCGCCGGGCAAATTGAATGATGTACTCGCGGAAGACATACGCCTGCGTTTTGCTCGCGGAAAGAAAAATCTGGTTGTGGCCGGTTTTCAGCGCGTGCAGCAGTGACTCGCGGGAGAAATAAAACGTGGCCCCAATCTGGCGCGATTTGAGGATATCGCGAATACGGTGCTCAAGCCCGGCCTTGTGCCAGCCGAGTTGATATTCGAAAGACTCGTCATAAAAAATCTCCTCCAGCTTCGCAATAGCTTCCTCGCTGAAATAGTTCTTTGTCGGCTTTTTGCGCTCGCCTTTGTTGCGGTTGGCGACGTTGGGATTGAGGTCGGCCTCGTTGCCCGAGTTCATGTAACGGCTGACGCGCGCGAGGCGCTCAATCTGGCGGCCCAGCAGGTCAATTTCTTTGTAGTCGCTGCCCTCTTTTTTTGTCTTGAGAACGAGTTGCACCATTCGCGCTTCAATGCTGGATTCAACGCGGGAAATCGGCGCGATATCGTCCCATTTTTCCCGCTGCTTCCAGCTCTGCACCGTGGGGGCTTTCTGCTTCAGCATTTCGGCGATTTGCTTCACGGAGAAGCCTTGCCAGTACAGCAAGGCGGCCTGCCTGCGTGGGTCGCTGAGTAAGGATGTGTCTGTCTGGATTTGCATGGTATGCCCTCATTTGCATGACGAGGGCAAGGCTACGCAAGCCACGCCGGACGTGCGCTAAGGTGCTGTTGTCTGAGGGATAGTCCGTCGGCAGTCGCTGGCCGCGAGGGTGGTCAGTCGGGAAACTAGCCCCGATCTTAACCACTCAGGACAATGGCACATGGCAAAGAAAGTATCGAAATGGTTCCGCATCGGCGTCGAGGGTGACACCTGCGACGGCCGCGTGATTGACGGCAACGACATTCAGGAAATGTCGGAAATCTTCGACCCGCGCGTCTACGGTTGCCGCATCAATCTGGAGCACATCAAGGGACTGTTTCCCAACGGCGATTTTAAGCGTCTCGGCGACGTGGTCGAGCTGAAAGCCGAGAAGATTGATGACGACTCCATCCTCAACGGCAAATGGGCGCTGTTCGCCAAAATGAGCCCGACCGACGAGCTGGTCGCCATGGTGAAGGCGAGCCAGAAAGTTTACACCTCCATGGAAATCCGTCCGAACTTTGCCAACACCGGCAAATGCTACCTCATCGGTCTGGCGGTTACTGATGACCCGGCCAGCCTCGGCACCGAATACCTCGAATTCTGTTCCCGCGCCAAAACTAACCCGCTGGCCGGTAAAAAAGCCGAGCCGGGCGATCTGTTCTCGGTGGCGACTGAGGTGCTGCTCGAGTTTGAGGAACAGCCTGACAGCCTGCTGACCAATCTGACCGAGCGCGTGAAAAGCATGTTCAGCCGCAAACAGGCCAGCGACGACGCGCGCTTCAGCGATGTGCATGACGCAGTCACCGCCGTCGCCGAACAGGTGCAAACCAACGGCGACAGCGCCGAGCAGCGTTTTGCGCAGCTTGAGCAGGAAATCGCGGGGCTGAAAGGTGAGGTGACGACCGGTCAGGAAGCGCTTTCCGAGATTCAGGCCGCGCTCGATACCACCGAAAACCTGAACCAGCAGCGCCGCCCGAAAGCGCCCGGCGGCAATGGTGAAGACAGCCTGTTGACCAACTGCTGAGAACAGTCAGGGCGGGGCGTATGGCGCGCCGCTGTGAGATGACCCGAATTTATCGAATCAGGACAATTCAATGAAAAAAACGACCCGCTTTAAATTTAACGCCTATCTGCAACAGGTGGCCAAGCTGAACGGCATCACGGACGTCGGCGACGTCGGCAAAAAATTCAGCGTAGAGCCGTCGGTGACGCAGTCGTTGATGAACGTCGTACAGGAGTCTTCCGAGTTCCTGACCCGTATCAACATGACGCCGGTTGCCGAGCTGAAAGGCGAGAAGGTCGGCGTGGGCGTCAATGGCTCGATTGCCAGCACCACCGACACCGACGGCGGCAAAGAGCGCCAGACCGCTGATTTCACCTCGCTGGAGTCCAATAAGTACGAGTGCCAGCAGGTGAACTTTGATTTCCATATGCGCTATAACCAGCTCGATTTATGGGCGCGTTATCAGGACTTCCAGTTGCGCATCCGTAACGCCATCGCCAAGCGTCAGGCGCTGGACTTCATCATGGCCGGATTCAACGGTATCAGCCGCGCCGCCACGTCTGACCGGGCCAAAAACCCGATGTTGCAGGATGTGGCGGTAGGCTGGTTGCAGAAATACCGCAACGAAGCCCCGGCGCGCGTGATGAGCAACATCACCGGCGAGGATGGTGCGGTGATCTCCCCGGTCATCCGCATCGGCAAGGGGGGCGATTACGCCAACCTCGACGCCGTGGTTATGGATGCGACCAACAACCTGATTGCGCCATGGCATCAGGAATCTCCTGACCTTGTGGTGATTTGCGGCCGTAAGCTGCTGGCCGACAAATACTTCCCGTTGGTTAACCAAGAGCAGCCGAACACCGAGGCGATGGCCGCCGACGTGATTGTCAGCCAGAAGCGCATCGGCAACCTTCCCGCCGTCCGTGTGCCGTTCTTCCCGGCCAACGCGATTATGGTCACCACGCTCGAAAATCTGTCGATTTACATCATGGATGAGAGTCACCGCCGCCATATCGAAGAGAACGCCAAGCGTGACCGCGTCGAAAATTACGAGTCGATGAAAATTGACTACGTCATCGAGGATTACGCCGCCGGTTGCCTGATTGAAAATATCGAGCTGCTGCCTGCGTCGACAGAAAAGTCGGGCGTACGGGTATCTAAAGAAGACCCGCAGCCATCGGGGGCCGATATCAGCGCCTTGGCTGACGCTATCGTGCTGGCAGTGAAAGGGGCGGCTGCGCAACCTGCGCCAGCCGGTGAGGAAACGCCAAAAACTGAAGGCGAAGCGTAACCATGACGAGTCCCGCACAGCGTCACATGATGCGGGTCTCGGCCGTGGAGGCTGCGCAGCGGGTGGATGACCCGCTGCGCCATGCCACCGCCTACGAGCAAATGCTCGTCAAGCTGGCCGCAGACCGCACCAAGCTGAAACAGATCCATTCCGTCGAGAAAAAGGCTGAGCACAAACGCGCCATGTTGCCGTTCTACGCGCCTTGGGTGGCCGGGGTATTGGCCGAAGGGCGGGGGACGCAGGACGACATCCTGATGACCGTCATGCAGTGGATGCTCGACGCCGATGACATTCCCGGCGCGCTGGAAATTGCGCCTTATGCGCTGAAATACCGTCTCAAAGTGCCGAACAACAAGCGCCCGGTGGCGTACTTGCTGGCCGAAGAGGTGGCGCTGTCGGCGGAGCGCAGCCGCAAGGCGGGCAACCCGGCCAAGATGGATGACCTTCGCGCCGCCATCGAGATGACGGCCGCCGAGGATATGCCTGACATGGTCAAGGCCAAACTGTTCAAGGTGACCGGCCTGATGTTGAGCGATTGCGGTGACTATGCGCAGGCGCTGGAGCACCTCGAGCGCGCGATGCAGCTCGACGGTCACGCCGGGGTGAGAAAAGAGATCCAAAAATGTGAGAGCGCCCTCAAGCCGAAGCCGGTGGCCGCCGCCAAAAGAACAACCACGCGCCCGCGTATGGCCGCCACGCCGGCCAAGCGCGGACGCCCACGCAAGGCGGTAAAAACCGCCGGTTAACAGAACGCGCCCCGCGCCGGGCGGCACGGTGGCCGCGAGCGTCTTTTGACGTATCAAGGCCGCCGTCCACCGCCCCCTATTTTTTGAGGTCGTCATGACGACAGTGATTATGCGTAACCCGATTAAGCCGCCGGACGAGCCGACGGCCATTATCCCGCAACCGGATGTACCGGAGCCGGTGATTAAAAACACGTTCTTTTTCCCGGATGTTGACCCGAAACGCATTCGCGAGCTGATGCGTCTTGAGTACACGGTCTCGCCGGAACGTCTGCGCTTTGCCATTCGCAGCGGTATCTCGGAGACGAATGCCGAGCTGTATCTCTATCGCGAGCAGCAACTCGCCGCCGGTTTCAAAACGCTGGCCGACGTACCGGCCGACGAGGTCGACGGCGAAAGTGAGAAGTGCTTTCACTACCTGAGTGCGGTCTGCGCCATGACAACCGCCACGCTGTACGAGCGCTACCGGGGGGCGGATGCCAGCGCCAAGGGGGACAAAAAGGCCGACAGCGTCGAGGTGTCCATTGATGAGCACTGGCGGGATATGCGCTGGTCAATCGCCCGGTTGCAGGGTAAGCCGCGCTGCATTGTCGGGCAAATCTGATGAACGCCGTCGCGCTTCAGGGGGACACGCTCGACGCACTGTGCTATCGCGTCTACGGCCGCACCGCAGGCGTGGTCGAGGCGGTGCTGCTGGCGAATCCGGGGCTGGCTGAGCGGGGTGTCATCCTGCCGCATGGCACGGTGGTCACGCTGCCGGTCATTGATACCGCCCCGGCATCCGAAACCGTTCAGCTATGGGATTAACTATGGAGAAAGTCACATCGTTCATTGCTTATGCCGTCGCGGTGCTGCTGGCATGGGTCGGAAAGTATTCCGCACAGGACATCGCACTGATTGTCGGTGCGGTGGTCGGTGTCGGCACCTTTGTCACCAACTGGTATTACCGCCGCAAAAGCTATTTGCTGCTGAAAAATGTCGGCATTCGACGGGAGGTTTTCGATGAAATCAATCGTTAAACGTTGCAGCGTCGCCGTCGTGCTGGCGCTGGCGGCGTTGTTGCCGGATTTTACCCGGTTGCATACGTCACTGGCGGGCCTTGAGCTGATTGCCAATCTGGAAGGGTGCCGCCTGAGCCCTTATCAGTGCAGCGCGGGCGTCTGGACGAGCGGTATCGGCCATACCGCCGGGGTGAAACCCGGCGGGGTTATCACTGAACGCGAAGCCGCGGTCAATCTGGTGGCCGATGTGATGCAGGTCGAGAAACGCCTTGCGCAGTGTATGCCGGTGACCATGCCGCAGCCGGTCTATGACGCCGTGGTCAGCTTTGCGTTCAACGTCGGCACGGGCGCTGCGTGCGCGTCAACGCTGGCACATTTCATCAATAAAAAGCAGTGGCCCGCCGCGTGCAATCAGCTTCCCCGCTGGGTATTCGTCAACGGCGTCAGGTCTACCGGGCTGGAGAATCGCCGGGCGCGCGAGCTGGCGCTGTGTATGACGGGGGCATTATGAGTCGCGGTAATAAGCTTTTTCTGGCGCTGGTGTTGCTGGCGGTCATTGCTTTGTTGAAATGGCAGGTCATTACGCTCGGCGAAAGTCTGGATGCCGCGAAGCTGGAAAACGTCAGGGTGGCGGCAGCGCTAACCGAAAGTCGCGCGGCTATCGCTGCGCTACAGGACAGCGCTCTGCGCAACGAGCGCGAACAGGTCATGTTGCGCCAGCGCATCGCCGCCGCTGACCAGTTGGCCACCCGCCGCAATCACACCATTACGAGGCTGCTCAATGAAAATGAAGCGCTGCGCCGCTGGTATCAGTCTGCTTTGCCTGATGACGTTATCCGGCTGCATACCCGCCCCGACTTCGCCACCCCCGACGATTATTTACGCTGGCTGTCCGAAGGTCAGCAGTTGCCCGCTGCCCGGCAGCAACCCGAAGACCAACGGTGATTTAAGCACCGATATCTTCAATCTTGAGCGCGCGCTGGCAAGCTGTGCGCTTCAGGTGGAGACCGTGAAAAAGTGTCAGGAGGAACTCGATGTTAAAGCCGAAAAGTCTGCGCAAAGCGCTTTATGACGCGGTGCCGAAGCTCAGGACGAATCCGGATATGCTGCGCATATTTATCGACAGCGGCGTCATCGGGGCTACGCTGGCCGCCTCTCTGTCATTTGAGAATCGCTATACGCTCAATGTGATAGTCGAAGATTACCCGGATGATGTGGATTTGCTGCTGGTGCCGATTGGGGCGTGGTTGCGGGAGAATCAGCCCGATATCATGACCACGGACGAGGGCAAGAAAAAGGGGGTCACCTACTTCGCCGACATCAACAACGACGACAGTTATGACATCAGTATCAGCCTGCAACTGACTGAGCGCACGCTGGTGAAGGAGGTTGACCGGGCGCTGCACGTGTCCCATGTGCCGGAGCCGCCGCTGCCTAAGCCGGTAGTGCGCCCGATGGAGCTTTACATTAACGGTGAGCTGGTGAGCGCGTGGGATGAGTGAGCTTAAGCCTTTTGATGACCAACTCGCCGGGCTGATTGCCGGGCTATCGGCTTCCCGTCGTCGCCAGCTGGCGGCCGAGATTGCGAAGCGTCTGCGCACCAGTCAGCAGCAGCGCATTAAGCGCCAGCAGGCACCGGACGGCACGCCGTATGCCGCCCGTAAGCGGCAGCCGGTTCGGAGCAAAAAGGGGCGAGTTAAGCGCGAGATGTTCGCCAAACTGCGCACCCATCGATACATGAAAGCCAAAGGCACCGCTGACGAGGCGCTGGTCGAGTTTGCCGGGCGCGTGCAGCGTATCGCGCGGGTGCACCAAGAGGGTTTGCGTGACCGGCCGAACCGTCACAGTCGGGACGTTCAATATGACGCGCGGCCGTTATTGGGCTTCAGCGATGCTGACCGGCAGATTGTGGAGGAGGCGATTATTTCTAATTTTTACTGAACGGTCTATAAATAAATCAGGTCCTATCATATAATTAGGTGCCATTAAAATGGCACCTAACCACCCTAGTTAATCCAGCGCAGATAAAATAATAAGTATGGGTCTCTTATGTCTAAAACGTCATTATCTTGATCCCATTCAATAACACTATTATTAGCCGAGGAGTTAGCTATAGCACTAGCATGCTGACAAGCGCTTGTAATGCTAGACCCGCTAGGGCTTTCACCGTTGCACATTGAGGCCATGCGAGAAACTAAATCCGCATATCTAAAAGTGAGCGTGGGTGGGTTGAGTGCAATTGCTCGTAAAAGGAAGACATAAACGTCTCCTTGCCACCCTTCGATTGAGATATACGACTTCCTATCTGACCCTCTAACTTTTGGTCCTTCTCGCATTTTGTCAACTATTGAGCTGTAGTCTGCCGAGAGCAATGTTCTTTTGCATACCTTTTCAAGAAGATCACTGTCATTAGGGTAGTGTGTTTTGTTTTGTCCCTTGACTCTTGAGTTTATTTCGAAACACGAGTTTAAACATAAGTATTGCATTAACTGAGGTGAGCCCGCAGATTCCGCTATGAGTTTTGACAGGACTTGTGGGTCAGGTTCAATGTTGAGTAATTCGAAACCTTTTAGCGCAATTAGAGATAAGGTTTTCTCGTCCCAATAATTAAAGTCTATAGATAATATTCTTCCTCTCAGATCTGCATTCCCTCTTATTACATCATCTGAGTGATAAGGCACAGATGCGCATATAAATTTACATCCACTGGCTATGGCATCTTTTATTTGTTTTGCTAGCTCTGATTGTATGTCTTTGTCAATATAATGGAAGTCATCGATGAAAATCACAAAATCTGTTCCGGCGACCTCTGCCTTAAGTAGTTGCAAATAATCTATAGAGAAGTTTTCAGATATTTGATTTGCTGATGCATAGCCGCCAGTAAGCGAGCCTTCTACGGATCCTTTGGCAGCAAGTACGTTGACTTGTCCATTGGCTTTTCCTGTTCCAGTTATTGATGTAGTTTTGGTTTTGCTTTGGCTTTGTGATATGGGTGTGCCAAGAATATCGAAAACCCTTAACCATAGATCTTCGACTTTTTTAACTCCCGCGCCAGTGACCTCAATCAGGTTTTGTTTTCCTAAAACTCTTTGGATAAAAACCGTTTTGCCTGATTTTGATGGCCCTGATATTGATATCAACGTTGTTCCCATATCTAGTGCATCTAAGAGTTGTTGTCTCTTTTCTAGTAGGTGGTCTTCAATCAACGTGTGTTTTGGATATCCGGTAGGGGTGAAAACTTCCGTTGCCTTCATCATTAGCTCCTATTTTATTCGTTTATCAATATGAAAATATCGTTGTTTGGTTTTGGTTACAAGTGGGAGAGATGGTTTTGATGAGGAAATTCCTCATTATGACAATATGAAAACATTACAAAACATCGCTGAACTTAAAAGATTAGTGGGCAACGTTGTAAGAATAGGCACCGTCTTGCTTGTAGATGCTACCGGTGCCCGTTGTCGCGTGCAATCGGGGGGCATCACAACCGACTGGTTGTACTGGTTATCACCCCGGGCTGGGCGTACTCGTGCATGGAGTGCACCTTCCATTGGCGAACAAGTATTGCTCCTGGCTATAGGTGGTGAACTAGACACTGCTTTCGTGTTGCCGGGTATTTATTCTGATGATTTTCCGGCTCCGTCGGTGTCGCCGGAGGCATATCACACCCGCTTTTCCGATGGCGCGGTCATCGAATACGAGCCCAAAACCGGCGCACTGAGCGTTACCGGCATTAAAACGGCCAATATCAGTGCGCAAGTGGCCGTCGACGTTTCTGCGCCGAAGGTGACGATTATCGCCAGTCAAAAAATCACGCTCGATACGCCGGAGGTGGTCTGCACCAACAAGCTGACGGTCGACACACTGGAGCTAAAAAAGGGCGGGAAAATGTCGGGGAATATCGATCACGGCGGGGGTACTTTTAAATCCAACGGCGTGCAGGTGGATAAACACAGCCATGGTGGTGTGCAGCGCGGCGGAGACTGGACGGAGGGAACCCAATGACCGTGCGATATATCGGCATGAACCGGGATACCGGCCAGACCCTGACTGACAGCGAGCATATCAGCCAGAGCGTGCGCGACATCCTCATTACCCCTGTCGGCTCCCGAGTGATGCGGCGGGAATATGGCTCGCTGTTGTCTGCCCTGATTGACCAGCCACAAAGCCCGGCGGTGAACGGGCAGGTGATGGCTGCCTGCTACATGGCAATCCTCAAATGGGAGCCGCGCATCAGGCTAACGTCCATCACCTTCGAGAAGACCTTCAACGGTCAGATGTTCGTTGACATTACCGGCGTGCGCCAAGACACCACCGGCGGCACATTTTCGTTAACCGTCCCACTGAGCTGACACTATGGCCACTATCGATTTAAGCCAACTGCCTGCGCCGAACGTCGTTGAGCCGCTGGACTATGAAACCCTGTTTGCCGAGCGCAAAGCGACGCTGATTTCCCTGTACCCGGCCGACCAGCAGGAAGCTGTTGCCCGAACTTTGGCGCTTGAATCGGAGCCTATCGTCAAGCTGCTTCAGGAAAATGCGTATCGGGAGGTATTGCTACGCCAGCGCGTTAACGATGCCGCCAAAGCGGTGATGCTGGCGCACGCCACCGGCGAAGACCTTGACCAGCTCGGTGCGAACTTCAACACGCCGCGACTGGTGATTGCCCCGGCGGATGAAAGCACCATTCCGCCAACACCGGCAGTTATGGAAGCGGATGAAGATTACCGCCTACGCCTGCAAGACGCGTTCGAGGGGATGAGCACAGCAGGTTCTGCCGGTTCCTACCGTTTTCACGCTCGCTCGGCCGATGGTCGGGTGGCTGATGTGACGGCAATCAGCCCATCACCGGCTAACGTGACCGTCACCGTATTGTCACGGGACGGCGACGGCAGCGCCAGCGCTGAGCTGTTGCAGGTGGTCAGCGCTGCGTTGAATGACGAGGACGTGCGTCCTGTCGCCGATCGCGTCATCGTGCAATCGGCCAAAATTGCCCCGTATGGCATCGAGGCCGTTTTATACCTGTACCCCGGCCCGGAGGTTGCGCCAATCCTCACTGCGGCAAAACAACGTTTACACAATTATGTGCTGACCATGCGCCGCTTAGGTCGCAGTATCCGGCGTTCCGGCATCATCGCGGCGCTGACCGTGGAAGGCGTTGAACGTGTTGAAGTTGCTCAACCGGCCGCCGACATCGTGCTCGATAAAACGCAGGCGGGTTACTGCACCGGCGTGAACATCACACCGGGGCGCGCCGATGACTAATCGCTTATTGCCTGTTGGCTCCTCAGTGCTGGAAGTCGCCGCCGCCGCCGCGTGTGCTGAGCTGGAGCGCGTGCCGGTTCCGCTGCGTGACCTGTGGAACCCGAAAACCTGCCCGGTGCATCTGCTGCCTTATCTGGCGTGGGCGTTCTCCGTTGATAGATGGGATGAGGCTTGGCTGGAGGATGTGAAGCGGGGCGTGGTGTCCGCCGCGTTCTACATCCACCGGCACAAGGGCACCATCGGCGCCGTGCGCCGCGTGGTGGAGCCGCTCGGCTACCTGATTAACGTTGTCGAGTGGTTCCATACCGACGGCGCCGATCCGCCCGGCACGTTTCGGCTGGATATTGGCGTGCTGGAAACCGGCATCACCGAGGAAATGTATCAGGAAATGGAGCGCCTTATCGCTGACGCCAAGCCCCTGAGCCGCCACCTGATTGGCCTTAACATTTTGCAGGACATCCCCGGCCAGATTTACACCGGCGCGGCCGTAATTGATGGCGATGTCATTACCGTTTACCCCGGATAAGAGAAAATCATGAGCAAATACAAAGCGATTATTACCACCGCCGGGGCGGCCAAGATTGCCGCCGCCAGCGCGGGCGGCACGCAGTTGAAAATCGTCTCTATGGCCGTCGGCGACGGGAACGGCACGCTGCCGACGCCCAATCCGGCGCAAACAAAACTCGTCAACGAGAAATACCGCGCGGCGCTCAACGGGCTGACTATCGATAAAGCGCTGAAAAATCACATTCTGGCCGAGATGATTATTCCGGCGAATGTTGGCGGCTTCTGGCTGCGTGAAATGGGCCTCTATGACGAGGCCGGGACGCTGATTGCCGTCAGCAACATGGCGGAGAGCTACAAGCCGAAGCTGGAAGAGGGCAGCGGCCGCACGCAGACGCTGCGCATGATCCTGATTGTCAGCAGCACCGAGGCGATTCAGGTAATTGCCGGAGGCGACACCGTGCTGGCGACCAAGGATTTTGTGGCCGACGCGATCGCCGCGCATGAGAAAACCCGCAATCACCCGGACGCCAGCACCACGGCAAAGGGGCTGGTACAGCTGAGCAGCGCAACGACCAGCACCGACGAAACGAAAGCCAGCACGCCCAAAGCGTTAAAAGCGGTCAACGATGCCAGCATGAAGAAGGCCGCGAACCTCTCAGACCTGACCGACAAGGCCGCCGCGCGCGGCAATTTGGCGTTAGGTACGGCCGCGACGAAAAACGTCGGGGTAGAGGGCGGGCAACTGATGGAGGTCGGCGCTTTTGGATTGGGAAGCGGCTCACGTCACCGGGAAGATGCGTATTGCAATCAGGCTGAAATCTACCGGGTTAATAGTTCGTCAAAGAATACGCCGGGCGGCGATGTTTATGGCGTGCTGAGTTTGCCCTGCGACGGCGGCCCGTCGGGGGCGTATATGGCGGTACAAAACAACGGCAACGCATTCTTTGGCCGTTCGAATATCCCCAGTAATGGGGTGGTGTGGTTTCAGGCTTACACGACGAAGTTTAAACCGACGGCGGCAGACGTTGGCGCATGGAGTAAAACAGAGTCCGATGGGCGCTTTGTAAAACAGACCGGCGACACGATGAAAGGGGCGTTGACTCTGCCGCGTATCGTATTCCCGAACGAAAATACCGCCAATGCTGACGATGACTTAAATCGCGAAAATGGCTTTACCGTAGAATCACTGGTTGCCACTGCCAATAAGGGCTATCCCGTGCCGGGCGGCATGGGGGTGTTGTTTACCGGGAAAGTGAACGAGTTCCGCAATGTGCAATTTGCCGTAGGCTCCGGCGACTTGGCGTTTTACTTGCGCTCGATGCGAAAAGACAGCGCGGCTTCGCTCCGCTGGGCGCGCGTTTATACGACGGACTATAAACCCACTGCGGCTGACGTTGGCGCGCTGACCGACGCGCAGGCCGCCCAGAAATACGCGCTCCGTTCCATCAAGGTGAACGGTAAGCCGCTGTCCGCTGATGTGAATTTGTTGGCCGGTGACGTCAACGCATGGAATAAAACCGAAGCAGATGGCCGCTATCTGGCGAAGACCGGCGGGCAGTTAACCGGGACGCTAAAGACCAGCGCGGAGATCCAATCTACCCATATTGATAATTATCGCATGGTCGGCGGCGGGTTCGGTTCCTTCTGGCGCAATGACGGCAATCGGCTTTATCTGCTGCTGACAAACGAAAATGACCAATACGGCACATTCAACGCCCTGCGTCCGTTTTCTGTGGATGTCAGAACCGGCGCCGCCGCTTTTGAGTCGGGTATTCATATCGGCGGTAAATGGCCTGCGATCACCACCTCCAGCGGGACGACGTGGCACCCAGACGGCAACGTTCAAGGCAGTTGCTGGGGCGGCTACCTCAGCAACTGGCTTAATCAAAATATCTCGGCTGCGCAGAACAATGCGCAGAACTGGGCCTATCAGAATCTGGTTCAGGGTGTGCGCATGGCCGGGCGCACGGTTATTGCGGATACCGGCGGGCGCATCGATTTACCGTCGGGCTGTGTTTATACGGGTATGTCCGGCTCAAACTACAACCCCTCAATCTGGGGCGCTTACTCAGCGGTTCAGGTGCTAATTAACGGCACATGGGCAACAATTGGAACGGTGTAAAATGCAACACATTAAGAATTTGAAGAGATACACGCCGGAAGAATTATTCCTCGGTGAGAACGTGATTTATCTTCAGGATGATAACGGTATTGACTGGTACGCCGCGCAAAAATTGTTTTCGCCGGACACCGTAAAATTGGCTTATGACGAAAGCGGCATTATCTGCGCGATTAACAGCGATGTGTCGATGCTGTGGCCGATTGGCTTATCGGTTATTGAGCTGAACCCAACGAAACTACCAAAGCGCTGTCTGGCTAATGGTGAGTGGGTGTTTGACGGTAAGAAGGTGAGCCAGCGCATCTATTCCGCTGAAGAAAGGATGGCGAGCGCCGAAGCCAGAAAAAATGAATTGCTGGCGAGCGCGGGTAAGGCTGTCGCGCCGCTTCAGGATGCTGTTGATTTGGATATGGCGACCGAGGCAGAAAAAGCGCTGTTGGCGGACTGGAAAAAATACCGTGTGACGGTGAATCGTCTTGATATGTCAGCCCCGGAGATTAACTGGCCAGTGGTTCCCGGCCTCTAAGAAAAAAAGCCCGCAGCGATGCGGGCTTTTGTATTTGCGGCTTTCCCTGATGTTGCCGCGTCTACTCTTCGACCTTACCCCGCCCGGCTAAAATCCGTCCAATTGATTGCATAGATCAATGCGGCGTTATTGATCGGCACAAACGATCGTCATTCCCGCCAAGCTCTCCAATCCGGCCCGGTCTGTTGTCTGGTCGGCCTTCCAGCGCCCACCGCGTGCGGCCCGGTGCGCTGGGCGTCATCATGCCTGCACCTACTCACCATGGAGCAAGTTAATGGGCGATTATCATCACGGTGTGCGCGTCGTCGAAATTAATGACGGCACGCGCGTCATCTCTACCGTATCGACGGCTGTCGTCGGCATGGTCTGCACCGGCAAAGATGCCGACCCGAAGCTTTTCCCGCTCAACACCCCGGTGCTGATTACCGATGTGATTGCCGCTGCTGGCAAGGCCGGGAAATCCGGCACGCTGGCGAAAGCGTTGTCAGCCATTGGCGACCAGTGCAAACCCGTGACGGTTGTTGTGCGCGTCGAAGAGGGCAAAGATGCGGCGGAAACCACGTCAAACATCATCGGCGGCGCGGACGAAAACGGCCGCTATACCGGCATGAAAGCCTTGCTCACAGCACAGGCCGTTACCGGTGTGAAACCTCGTATTCTGGGCGTGCCGGGGCTGGATAATCAGGAGGTGGCGACGGCGCTGGCCGGGATTTGCCAGCAGTTGCGCGCGTTCGGCTATATCAGCGCGTACGGCTGCAAAAGCATTTCCGAGGCCATCGCTTACCGCGACAATTTCAGTCAGCGCGAGCTGATGCTCATTTGGCCGGATTTCCTCGCGTGGGATACCACCGGCAACGTCAGCACCACAGCTCATGCCACCGCTCGCGCGTTGGGGCTGCGCGCCAAAATCGACACGGAAACCGGCTGGCATAAAACGCTATCTAACGTCGGTGTCAATGGCGTGACCGGCATTTCCGCCAGCGTGTTCTGGGATTTGCAGGCACCCGGCACCGATGCCGACCTGCTCAATGAGGCGGGGGTCACCACGCTGGTGCGCAAAGATGGTTTTCGCTTCTGGGGCAACCGCTCTTGCTCTGATGACCCGCTGTTCTTGTTCGAGAACTACACCCGCACCGCGCAGGTATTGGCTGACACCATGGCCGAGGCGCACATGTGGGCGGTGGATAAGCCGGTCACTGCCACGCTTATCCGCGACATTGTCGAGGGCATCAAAGCCAAATTCCGCGAGCTGAAATCCAACGGCTACATCATCGATGCGGATTGCTGGTACGACGAATCGGCCAACGATAAAGAGACCCTGAAAGCCGGGAAGCTGTATATCGATTATGACTATACCCCGGTTCCCCCACTGGAAGACCTGACCCTGCGCCAGCGTATCACCGATAAATATCTGGTGAATCTGGCCGCTGGCGTCAACAGCTAAGAGGACGCGTTAAACCATGGCACTCCCGCGCAAACTGAAGTACCTCAACCTGTTTAACGACGGTTTGAGCTATATGGGCGTGGTCAGCTCTGTGACGCTGCCGAAACTGACGCGCAAGCTGGAGAACTATCGCGGCGGCGGTATGAACGGCGCGGCTCCGGTCGATATGGGGTTAGACGATGATGCCCTCAGCGTCGAGTGGACTATCGGCGGTTTCCCCGATGACCAGCTCTGGGCGCAGTACGCCGCCGCCAGCGCCGCATCGGTGCCGCTTCGCTTTTGCGGTTCTTACCAGCGCGATGACACCGGCGATATGGTCGCCGTTGAGATTGTGCTGCGTGGCCGTCACAAAGAGTTTGATTTTGGCGACCAGAAACAGGGCGAGGACACCGAGACAAAAATCTCGACGCAATGCACCTATTTCAAACTGACCGTCGATGGCAAAGAGCGCATCGAAGTGGACACCGTCAACATGGTTGAACGCGTGAACGGCGTCGACATGCTGGCGCAGCACCGTCGCAATATCGGGCTGTAATCACCGGGCGGTCGGCAGGTCCGGCCGCCATTCCCCTGACTGAACTGGAATCACATCATGAAAGACGAAAACATCATCGCCACAACCGAAAACCCGAACGTCGTGAAGCTGGATACTCCCGTCAAGCGCGGCGAAACCTTTATCGATACGGTGACGCTGACCAAGCCCAACGCAGGCACCCTGCGCGGCGTCGGGTTGGCCGCGCTGGCTAACTCTGAAGTCGATGCGCTGATTAAGGTGCTGCCGCGCATGACGTATCCGCCCCTGACCGAAAGTGAAGTCGCGGCGCTGGAGCTGCCTGACCTTGTGGCGCTGGCCGGGAAGGTTATCGGTTTTTTGGCACCGAGTTCGGCACGCTAGATTTTCCTGCCGGTTTGTCGGTTGATGACCTGATGGCGGATATCGCGACGATTTTTCACTGGCCGCCGTCAGAGCTTTACCCGATGACACCGCAAGAACTCCTCAACTGGCGCGACAAAGCGCTACACCGAAGCGGACAAACGAATGAGTAACAACGTCAGGTTGCAGGTGCTACTCAAAGCCGTTGACCAAGCGAGCCGCCCGTTTAAAAGCATCCAGACAGCGAGTAAATCGCTGTCTGCACAAATCCGCGACACCCGGCAAAACCTCAAAGAGCTGAACGCACAGGCCGGGCGCGTCGAGGGATTCCGCAAATCGAGCGCGCAGCTTGCCGTCACCGGTCAGGCGCTGGCAAAGGCCAAGCAGGAAGCCGCCGCGCTGGCGGTGCAGTTTAAAAACACCGAGAAGCCGACCCGCGCACAGGCGCAACTGATGGAGGCGGCCAAACGCTCGGCCGCCGAGTTGCAGCTCAAATATAACGGGCTGCGTCAGTCGGTGCAGCGTCAGCGCCAAGAGCTGGCGCAGGTTGGGATTAACACCCGCACCCTCGCCGCCGACGAGCGTCGCCTGAAATCCTCCATCAGTGAGACCACCGCCCAGCTCAACCGCCAGCGGGAGGCGTTGTCGCGCGTCAGCCAGCAGCAGGCAAAACTCAGCGCAGTGAGCCAGCGCTATCAGGCCGGAAAGCAACTGGCGGGCAATGTGGCGGGCGCGGGCGCTGCGGGTGTCGGGGCGGCAACCGTGGGCGGTTTTGCGGCCAAAAAGCTCCTGACGCCGGGGTATGATTTTGCGCAAAAAAACTCCGAGCTACAGGCCGTGCTCGGCGTGGCAAAAGACTCGGCTGACATGGTGGCACTTCGCACGCAAGCGCGGCAGCTTGGTGATAACACGGCAGCGTCGGCGGATGACGCTGCCGGGGCCCAAATCATCATTGCCAAAGCGGGCGGCGACAAAGATGCGATCACCGCCGCGACGCCGGTCACGCTCAATATGGCGCTGGCCAACCGTAAAACCATGGAGGAAAACGCCACCCTGCTGATGGGGGTGAAATCCGCTTTTGGGCTGGCAAACGACCAAGTCGCGCACATTGGTGATGTGATTTCGCAGACCATGAACAAGAGCGCCGCCAACTTCGAGGGACTCAGCGACACCCTGACCTATGCCGCGCCGGTGGCGAAAAATGCCGGTATCAGCGTCGAGGAAACGGCGGCCATTGCCGGGGCGCTGGCGGATGCCAAAATCACCGGCTCTATGGCCGGTACGGGGAGCCGCGCAGTGATTACCCGGTTGCAGGCTCCCATGGGTAAGGCGAATGATGCATTGGGCGAGCTGGGCGCCAAAACCGCCGACCGCAAAGGCAATATGCGGCCGCTATTCACCATCCTGAAGGAAATGCAAAGGAGCTTTGATAAAAACAAGCTCGGCACCGCCCAGCGCGCAGAGTACATGAAAGTCATCTTTGGCGAAGAAGCGTCGTCGGCCGCTGCGGTGCTGATGGGGGATGCGGCTTCCGGCAAGCTTGACCGCCTGACCAAGTTGCTCCGGGAGTCTGACGGCAAGACGGAGGAGCTGGTCAAAGTCATGCAGGACAACCTCGGCGGGGACCTGAAAGAACTTCAGTCCGCCTATGAGGCCATCGGCATCGACATGTATGACCAACTGGAAACGCCTTTCCGTGAGCTGACAACCCGCGCGACAAAGTTCCTGCTGAAAATTGACCTCTGGATCAAAAACAACAAAGAGCTTGCCGGGACGCTGGCCAAAGTCGCGCTCGGTGGCCTTGCGATTGTCGGCACTCTGGGGGCGATTGGCTTGGCATCGTGGCCGGTCATCATGGGGATTAACGGCATCATTGCGGTTGCTGGCGCGCTGGGGACGGCCTTTAGCGTGGCGGGCGGGGCCATCATGGCGGTGCTCGGCGCGCTGACGTGGCCGATTGTGGCGGTGGGTGCGGCCATCGTGGCCGGTGCGCTGCTGATCCGCAAATACTGGCAGCCTATCAGCGCCTTTTTCAGCGGCGTTATTGAGGGGCTTATCAGTGCATTTGCGCCGGTTGGCGAGTTGTTCAGGCCGCTGAAGCCGGTTTTTGACTGGCTCGGCGAGAAGCTAAAGGCGGTCTGGCAATGGTTCAAAGATTTAATCGAACCGGTGAAATTGACGAAGGAGACCCTCGACAACTGTAAAAACGCCGGGCTGGCGTTTGGCCGCGGATTGGCCGACGTGCTGATGTTGCCGCTCAGGGCATTCAACAAGCTGCGTCAGGGCATTGATTGGGTGCTGGAAAAGCTTGGCGTCATCAATGCTGAATCCAGCGACCTCGACAAGAAAGCGCAGAAGGCCAATGACTACGCCAACGGGGCGAACGGGCGCGGGTATTCCCCGTCGGGTGGCTTGCTGACGGGCGGCTATGTACCGGTTACGGCCGGGGGCGGGAAATCTTATGTGGATAACAGCGTCAATAATTTCCACGTCGGCAGCCAGCACCCCGGCGGAGCCAGCGCGGCGGAAACCAAGCGGATGTTGCTGGACGTGGTGGAAGAACGGGAGCGCAAGCGCCGCGCGGCGCAACGCTCAAATATGGCGACGGATTAAGGGGATGTGCTGATGATGCTGATTCTTGGGCTGTTTGTGTTCCAGTTGCAGACGGTGCCGTATCAAACGCTGGCGCGTTCGGTAGATTATCGCTGGCCGTCAAACAGCCGTGTCGGACAGCGGCCTGCGCTGCAATTTCTCGGCGTGAACGAGGAAAAAATCACACTCTCCGGCGTACTGCTGCCCGAAATCACCGGTGGCAAAATCTCGATGCAACTGCTCGATGCGATGGCGGCCGAGGGCAAGGCGTGGCCGCTGCTGGAAGGGACTGGCACCATTTACGGCATGTTTGTCGTGAACAGCGTCAGCGAAACCCGCACGGAGTTTTTCTCCACCGGCAGCGCGCGCCGCATCGAGTTTACGCTCACGCTCACGCGCGTAGATGAATCCTTTACGGCCATGTATGGCGATTTGCAGGCGCAGGCCGAGGGGATGCTCGGTCAGGTGAGCGAGCTGGCGGCCAAGGCGGGGAACATGGCGGGAGGGCTGTTCCAATGATTACCGGGATGACGCTGGATGCAGGGGCAACCATCGCCCCGGCGTTTATGCTAAAAATGGGCGACAAGGACATCACGCACGATATCAGCTCTCGTTTGCTCTCCCTGACGCTTTCGGACAACCGCGGATTTGAGGCTGACCAGCTGGATATCGAACTGGACGACGCCGACGGTCAGGTCATGATGCCCGGCCGGGGCGCAGTGCTCTCGCTTCATCTTGGCTGGCAGGGTGCGCCATTGTTCAACAAAGGCAACTTTACCGTCGACGAGATAGAGCATCGGGGAACGCCGGACACGCTGACTATTCGCGCCCGCTCCGCTGATTTTCGCGGTTCGCTCAATGCCCGCCGGGAAGAGTCTTATCACGACACGACCCTCGGTGCGGTGATTGGCAAAATTGCCGAGAGGAACAAGCTGGCCGCCCGCGTTGCGAAAGAGCTGGCCGGGATTAAAGTCCCGCATATCGACCAGTCGCAGGAGTCCGACGCCAAGTTTTTGACGCGCCTTGCCAGCCGCAACGGGGCGGAGGTGTCGATAAAAGCCGGAAGGTTGCTATTTATCCGGGCCGGTAATGGCGTGACCGCCAGCGGTAAGCCGATACCGCAGATGACCATCGAGCGCCGTGACGGTGACCGACATCAATTTGCGATTGCTGACCGGGCCGCATATACCGGCGTGACGGCGAAATGGCTGCACACCAAAGACCCGAAGCCGCAAAAGCAGCGGGTCAAGCTCAAACGCAAACCGAAGCCTCAGCACCTGCGCGCGTTGCAGCACCCAAAGGCAAAGCCGGTTACTGCCAAGAAGACGGCGGCCAAGCCGAAAGATGCGAGAGAAGGGGAATACATGACCGGCGAGGCCGATAATGTGTTTGCCATCACTACAGTCTACGCCAGCAAGGCGCAGGCGATGCGCGCCGCACTGGCGAAGTGGGACAAGCTGCAACGTGGTGTGGCGGAGTTTTCCATCAGTCTCGCCATGGGGCGTGCAGATTTATATCCGGAAACGCCGGTAGCGGTGAAGGGGTTTAAGCGCGTCATAGATGAGCAGGCGTGGACAATCACTAAGGTGACCCATTCACTCAGCGATAACGGCTACACGACGGCGTTAGAGCTTGAGGTGAAGCTTTCTGATGTGGAGTACGAGGAGGAAATCTCACAAGATTAAATCGATAATAATACATTGATATTAAAGGTAAAAAGTCTAAAATCACTTTATCAATGTTGAATGGTGGAGGTGATAAATTATGTTTCATTGCAATATCTGCGGAACTGCTGCACACGCTCGCTCAAGTCGTTATCTCAGTGAGAACACCAAAGAGCGCTATCACCAGTGTCAGAACATCAATTGCAGTCATACATTTGTCACCATGGAAACCATCGAGCGCACCATTATGAAGCCCGGCCATGTGGTGCCGGTACTGCCGCACCCAAACAATTACGGTCAGCAAAGCATGTTGATGTAACCGAACGAAGAAGCCCCGGAAATCCGGGGCTTTTTTTCGAAGTGTGGTCAATGCGTGGACACGCTTAGAAGTAAATCCTTTTACTTCAAATGACTAATGTATCTTTGCTAGGCCGCTTCGGCGGCCTTTTTTATCGCCCCTCATTTATCATTTCGTTTAACCTTTGTGTAAATTATTGTGGTTTTTTGTATAGATTTTCGTTGAGTTAGCGTTAATGATTAATGGGTTCCAGATTGGCGCGCAATTTGCCTGTGCCGCCAAAAGGACATTATCTGGGGTGTGCGCCGCGCGGCGCATAGCGTGTGGGTTCCTTGATGCGATTCAAACATGAAATACATCATTCTGATTTTGCTTATTTTATGCGTCGTCTATGTGCATTACCGCGGACGGGTGCGCTACAACGTGTGGCGACAGCTGTCTGACCATTCCACTTTTACCGCACCGTTGAACGTTTTCATGTATCTGTTTTCCCGTGTGCCGACCACGCCGTACCTGAAGCCGGAGCAGTTCCCTGAGCTGGCGGTACTGCGGGAGAACTGGGAAACCATCCGCGACGAAGGACAGAAGCTGATGGAGATCCAGCAGATCAAGGCGTCCGATCAATTCAACGACGCCGGTTTCAACTCGTTCTTCAAGACCGGTTGGAAGCGCTTTTACCTGAAATGGTATGAAGACAGCCATCCTTCCGCTATGACCCTGTGCCCGCAGACCACGGAACTGCTGCGCAGCCTGCCTTCGGTCAAGGCGGCGATGTTCGCCGAACTGCCGGACGGCAGCCGTTTGCCGCGTCACCGCGACCCTTATGCCGGTTCGCTGCGTTATCACCTGGGGTTGATTACCCCCAACGATGACCGCTGCTTCATTGAGGTGGACGGTGAGCGCTACAGCTGGCGCGACGGTGAAGGGGTGATGTTCGATGAAACCTATCTGCACTACGCGGAAAACCAGAGCGGGCAGAATCGTCTGATCCTGTTCTGCGACATCGAACGGCCGATGCGCTACCGCTGGGCGCAGGCGGTGAATCACTGGCTGGGGCGCAACCTGATGAGCGCCGCCACCGCGCCGAATGAAGAGGGCGATCGCACCGGCGGCGTCAACAAGATGTTCAAATACATCTATGCGATACGCCGGGTGGGGAAACGCCTGAAGGCCTGGAACCGCACCGGTTATTACATCATCAAGTGGATTTTGTTCGGGGGGATCGCCGCGGCGATATTCTTCTCGGTATAA